TTGTATTCTTCAGTGTCATACTCGACACCACGATAAGTGACTTTTGCCATTGGTTTTCTCCAAAGTAGTAGGTTGATTAGACCGTTCCTTCAGTCGAACATTTGCGTCCCGTAAGGGATGAACGAACCCGTTCCGTGTCGGCTTACTTGCGACCTCATATGAGGTTGAACGTAATAGTATGTTAGCATACTATAACTATATAGTCAAATAATGTAACAAAGAACACAAAAAACCTATCATGCGAAAAATTTTGGGGAGATTTTTTTGCGGTATTTTTGAAATTACTTTCTCTTTTTCTTTTGAGGTGTTGAACTATTATATCCCCACAGGTTTGGTTTGACTGTGCCTCTACCATAGTCTATGATCTTCAGACCCGTCTTAAACTTATCATAGTACATATCAAACAACTTGACTCTCGCACCTCTTGTAAGGTCACGATAGACCTTATTGTTGTGTTCATAGGTAACTATAGAAGCATCAGACGGTGCATTAGTTGTAGACACCTGCTCTAATGTGCCATTTTCTACAACAATTTCACAACCATACTCTTTCTTATGATTATCTTTCTCTTGAGTTGTCCAGATCATTTCTGGTTTCTCTGGTTTGATTGGATTAGTTGTCATGATCTGCCACCCCATTGAATATCAGGATAAGCTTCTGATACAATTTCTTTCGTAATCTTATATTTTGTATCTAATTTTTTATCTTTAATTAGAACAATTATTTCTGCTTCTAATGGATGTAATCCTTCAAGTATGTTTATAAACATAGTCTCACGACGAATATTATTCATACTATCATTACCACCTTTCAAAAAGTGATAGAAGTTTACATACTCTCTACGAATTGTTGTATGTCCTTCCTTATCGGTTGCTCCTAATGAGAAAGAAGCAGTCTCATGCATTCTACGAACTTCTTCACTAATTCTTGTACTCAATGTGCCACTATATGTTGTTTGATCATCATACCCTGTGTAAGGTACTTCTCCCTGTGGCAAAACAGATACGATAGTCTCATCAAAGTTCCATATCAATATTGCTTTGAGTGATGGATCTTCGTATCTTTTCAATACTTCAATTTTCTTTGCTTTTGATCTTTGCTTTGATGCAAGATGTAATACTTCAAAAGCAAATGGTTTTAAAGGAAGTTCAAGTGTATCCTTTTTAGTCGTCGTCTTCTTCGGTGCTTTCGTTGTCATAATTGTTTTCAAATCTAAATGCTACAATTTCATCTGGTACTAAATTTCCATTGATGTCGAACATCTCTGGATGTGGTCTTGGAATCTCTCGATAATTCATCATATAGTCTCTTGCGACCCAACCTATAAGAATTCCAATTAGGAAAAACATAATTGAAATAGGTAAAGCAAGTGCTGTTAAGACTTGAATATCCATGATACTCCTTTGGTTGTGTTATTTCTTTTTCGACAAAGAAAATTCAAAATAGATACCAATTTCTTGATTAAAAAAATTAAATATCTTATCAAAAACAAATGAAATAGATTTCACTGGTTTTCTTTTTCCCTCATTGAGGATGAATTCAAAACCACGATTAATTTCGAGGTCTGATTTATTTAGCTCATCCACCAATGATTTTTCGTTCTCTGAGGAACTCAACTGTTTCAACTGATCCTCCTAATGTTTTACCATCACATACGACTTGTGGAAATGTAGAACCAAATCCAAACTCATCGTAGAATGCTTTTTTATCAAAGTGTTCATCTAAATTATACACCACAAACTTACTCTCTGTCAACTCTAAAACTTTTTTCACTTTTGTACATGCTGGACATCCATCCTTTGAAAAGACTGTGAAATTCATATGTTTTTATGGACTTAAATAATGATTTATACAAATAAAAAAGGGAGGATACCCTCCCTTTGTGTTACCACCAACACACTTCCCCCACCACAGGGAAGTATCTTTAGTCCCAAATCTACAAGGATGCTAAAGACTTTTTTATTATAGTGTATATTTTTAGTCTTGTCAAGCTATAGTTCTGCAGTTGCTGTATAACCAAATCCTGATGATTGACTATTAGAAGAAGATTGACGGAATCCGTTTGCAGTTGCTGCTAGTGCCGCTCCAGAACCTGATAAACCTATAAAAGCCATTGTTGGTGTTGTTCTCATTGCAACAGGAAATAACCAACTAGCAGTATTATTGTTATAGACCATAAGTGTATCTGCAGGTACTGTTTGGAAATATCGTTGGCAACGTGCAAGTTCATCTCCGATACTGCGGTGCTCGAACGAGGTCGATACAGTACCAGTTTCAAATTGAACTCCTGTTAGGAAAATATCATTAGAAGTGCTATCAAAACAATTAACTTGTCCTACACTATTTCTAGCTCTATCAGCAACATCTCCCCAATCTAACCATCCACCATCATCTGCCTGTGCAGTACCACTTGTATATGCACTACCTTGAGCAAAATACCAACTCATCCTCATACCTCTGGTATTGTCATTATCAAATCCGTCAGATGTAAATCCAGGAAAACTAAGAGTTACTTTTTGCCATGTATTAGCTGAACTAACAGTATATTTTCTAGAAATAAAAGCAGCACCACTAGTATTACTTAATTCATCACCATATAAACGAACCCAATGAATCCCTGCTTTTGGTGATTTAATCCAAAAACATAATGTAGTTGTTTCAGCACTCGAAGTTCCATATTTTAACCTTGTTAACTCTTGTCCTTCAAAACGATATTCAAGTTGAGTATATGTAGCAGCATTACTATCACCTCCAGCAGTCGTAACATCTAACTTTAAAGATTTAGCAAAACCTTGACCAGATGGAACATCTGTGCTTTGTGACATTGTTACGATTGAATAATTTGACTGAAATTGAAATCTATCAGGACCACCAAATCCTCCTCCAGCACCACCACTAGCATGACCTAAACCAGTAACCTGACCTCTTTGGGACACGTTCATGGCTCCGTTGATTATTAAATTACGATGAGAAAGTCCACCTCCCCCAGTCATTCCAGTTATTCTTGCAGTGCAAGTTCCATCTGATGCTGTTGTGATTGCATCACTCGTTGCACTATTGTGTCTGATTGCGTCTACTTTTAATGTGCTCATACTAGTGCCCTCACAAAATGACCTGAAAATTCATTAATAGAATATTGTTGTCCGTTTGCAATAGTTATACTTGAACCTGTTGTATGATATCCAAAAATTTCCACATAATCACTTGATCCATTAAATGATACTAAAGAAGATATGAATGCAGATCTACTGGCAGCAAAATTATGTCTAAAATCACAATTAACATATCTTGATCCATTTTTTTTAATATCAATAGCATAAACATTATTTACATTTACATAGTATATACTTGCAGTAATATAATAATATCCAGCTAATTGAGGTGTAAACCTGTAATTAGTTGAATGATCATAATATCCGTGTGAGTCAAATACCTCCGCATCAAATTGAATTTTAGTTGATGTATTATTTGATATTGATTGAGTGTTATTATTTCTTGCAAAAAATACTGGTTTATATGTGTCTGTCAAGACTGTTCCATCAGCATTACCTGGCACCTTTAAGGTGCGATTTGCCGCTGGATTACTGTCAGGTGTTGTGAGAGAGACACTATTGCCTCCCGAATGTACTAATTTTATGTTACTCATTATGCCACTCCATACATAGAAAATCTACCAGTTGCTATATTATTTTGATTCGTGTATTGTAACTCAAGACCAGTTACTTCTCTGGAATCAGTGATAGCTCCATGTATATATTGCCCTCTTAAAGCTCCATCACTACTCATATATGCGTTATGACCATGATATCTTAGTCGTCTGTTATTTTCAAAACCATGCAAGTAAATTGTGCAGTTCCAGTCCTCTTTGACATAACCACTTGCTTCTAAATTACCAACATTATTATAATTTAATCTAAATCTATTCAATACACCAAAGTGTTCGTCTGCACTTACACCAACAGTTCCAGAATAATAATCAGAGTTAGAATATAACGAAGTTCCGTTAGAACCATATCTTATTCTCATTTCAAAATCCTCATTATCAGACACAGATCTAACTCCATCCATCACAATCATATATGTTTTAAAATCGGTAAATGCATTAGTAACATTAGATTCAGTAAAAGTTACCGCAGAAGTATTTGATGTAACATTAACTGTTGCTAATGGAACTAATCCACTAACTCCTGATGTCTTAGCATATGTCACTGCAGAATTTGCAATCTTAGCATTCGTGACAGCATTTGATGCTAATGTAGTATCATTCACAACACCAGAACCAAGACCCCCAACTGAGAGTCCTGTTATACTTCCATCTCCGTTAATAGTTACTGGCATAAGATTCTTTACTCCCTGATATTTATACGATGGTCAAGAAACTACCTGACGGTACTGTGACTGTGACACCAGATTTAATTGCGACTGGACCTGCTGCCATCGCATTTTTACCTGAACTTATAGTATAACTCACATCAACCGAATTGTCATTCTCAAAGAACACAGTATTTGTTGATGCACCACCAACAGGTGCTCCTGCTGGTAAGTTTATTAATTGTGAACCATCACCAAAGTATGTGACGATACCAGATCCTACAGGTCCGACTGTTCCACCTGTACCAATTCTTACTCCACTTCTTGCTGTTAATATTCCTATCGAATCTACATTCGTTACGTCTTCGTATGTTAATGTTCCTGCAATACCAACAGTTCCATTGAACTTGGCATCACTTACAAAAGTTATTTCCTGTGTCGCACGATCTACATGAAAAGTAGTTCCAGTCGTGGTGATACCAACAGTACCAATACCCGACTGCGTTCCATCTAAGTGAAGTAGTAACTCTCCATTAGAATTTGTTATTTTTATTTTTTCGTTGACTGATGCACTAGTAGGATCTGACTTTGCCTCAATACCATGAATTCTAAGGGTACTCATTCTTTTAGTATATCCTTTTAGTTATTTAGCCTGATACTTCATAGATAATGAGTTGAGCTCCACCTCTCTCACCATCACCTACTGACTTGTTGACATTAAATGATGAACCGTTCGCACTTCCCCAAGGACCAGCAGCTAAAGTATATGTAATTTCTGATGATCCACCATTAACATCAACAACCATTTGATAATATCCACCCCATTGGTTATTATCATTTTTTGATTGATTATGCATCATGTATCGACCTCCAGGATATGAATCTACTCCACCAATAGTCTTTTTTAAACCAACATACCAAGTGGAGTTGTTACCAGTATCTTCTCTTACTCTTAGTCTTATATCTATTAAAATTTTACTGTCTGCTCTCACTGGAGTATATGTTGTACTCATGATATCTCCAGCTGCTGTTAAATCGAGAACTGTGTCAAGTTGTGCAACCTTCATTTGGATGATACCACCACAAGTTGAATTGGTTGATAGTCCATCTCTTGGAACGATTCGATTGGTTCTTAGTTCTGACATTATGCTGATACCTCCATAACAGAAATTGAGGAAGACAAAGAATAATTTGTATCATCTGCTCTTCTATTAATACCTAACGCATAACTGCCACTTGTAGCTCTCGCCACTACTTTATAGGTATGAGAGCTAGTATCTCCTGGAGCATGTAAGATTTGAAGACCATGACCACTACTTAAATTTCCATCATCTTGTCTAACCATAGCGAAACCTCGTTCATTAGCACTAGCCCCTCCAGTTCCATTACCAATAAGAGTTGAATCAAAAAGTAATCTTAAAACTGCTGCATCTTCACAACTTGCAAATACATTAACTGTTACTAAAATTTTACTAGTAGAAAATTTAGGGGTTATATCAACACTTAAACCACTAACATCAACAAAACTAGTACTTGTTATTAATGTTTGATCTACTTTGGTAACGCATTTAACTTGAACAATACCACCTCCACCACCAGTGGGAACACCACCAGTTGGAATTATTTTATCGACTCTTAATTCTGATGACATAGTTATGAAGGTTCAGTTGGCCAGTTTACGGATGTTAAGTCTAATTCATAATCAGATCTTAACTTTGGTGTTTGTGTTGTAATATCACGAAGTGCTTGACGATATGTTCTCCATGCAGTTGATAAGGTAACATCCTTACCTGCTCTCCAGTCTGTCAATGCAATTCTTCGATCTCTTTCAATACGCAATAATCTCATTGGTTCTGCTGCATCAAGTGAAGAAATCTTACTATTGATTTCTGTTTCTGTTGGTTTTGTCTGACTACTATCTAACCATTCAAGACCAGAGTAATCAGATCCACGAAGAGTCCACTGTGCTCCTGGCTTTAATTCTTGTAGTGCTGCTGGAATGTCGTATTTCATAATGTTATTTATAAGTTAATTTACAATCTCATATGCAACCATTGTAACAGAATTAGATATTCCACCTACTGCATCATGAAATATGAAATTGTGACTACCACCACTTCCCCTTGCTCTTGCATATGCCATATATTTCATCACTGAACCAGCAGCTAATCCACCAGTATCAATTGCTTGACCAGAGTGTGGTCTATATGCTGGTGATCCACCAAAGAAAGCATCAACATAAGCTAGAATACTTGCAGTACCACCATCTGCTGATCTATAGATTGATGTTACTCCTTGAACACCAGTACCATTAGCATCTTGAGCACCACCAGTGATAGTTGCAACACAATAACTTGTACCTGCAGTAGTGCCACCTGCTAATTTTCTAGTAAATTGTGCAAAGAGTCCAGTATTAACATCACCATCCGAAGTGGTAGAAAAATCAGTGCTAAGATGACCGTATGCTGATGTTATTATTGTTCCTGATGGAGCATCAACCCAATTTCCACCCAAATTAATGTTACTTGGAATCACTAGTGTGCTTCCACTACTTGATATTTGTGTGCTTCCTAAATTTAATGTTCCCATTTTTTTTATACTGTTCTAGGTATATAATTAAAATTTATAACGATGCGTTCTTTTGTATCACTACTTGAAGAACCTGCATGTTTCAGATTTGTTGGAAAAGTTACTAATCTATTTTCCTTACTCTGAACTCTTGAACCATTCTCAAAGTATGTTCCACCATCATTATTATTAACATAATATACAGATGTCATAGATTCTGACAAATTTTTAAAATCATTATGCATTGGGGTGACTCTCACACTATCAGTTTTCATTCTCAAATTTGCTTTTATTTTAATCCAAGCCACAGGATTAATCTGTTGCATTATAGGAGATATGATGGATGTTGAATTTGACACCATTCCTTTAGTTGGATTCCAAAAAACATGAACGAATTGAAAGTCATCAGGATGATCATCTTTTCCAACACAAAAAGAATTATAGACCCAAGTGCAATCAACATAGAACCACGTTAATATTTCACTCCAGACACTAAAAGGTAAAAAATCATCAACGACTTTTACCCCAGAAGGTAAATTCATTCTATTATTTATTATCTATACTACACGATAACCCATGCACCGTCAAGTGTCATAGTTGAACCTAATGTAACTGGTCCTGCATTCAATGCATTTCTTCCAGTTCCAATATAATAACCATTGATATTATCTAGTCTTGCGTTGAATACAAGTGAACCATCACCAATGTAAATACCTCTAAATGAATTTGCAGCACCAACAGTTTCATAATTATCAACTGTGGTGGTTTGAATACCAAGATTCTTAACAGTTGTGATACCTGCTGTGCCAAATTTAAATTCACTACCTGATGGAAGACCAGTCAGATCAGAACCATCACCAACAAACTTAGTCGCAGTCGCAACACCAGTGATTACAACACCACTATTATTTGCCTGTGCCTTAACTGCTCCACTAAACTTAATTGCAGAAGCATCAATACCTGTTAAGTTTGCACCACTACCACTAAAAGAAGTCGCAGTAACAACACCAGTGAACTTACCATCACCACCGACATCCAAAGCAGATGAAGGAATTGTAGATCCGATACCCACATTCCCACCAGAATTCTGCGTGACACCTCCAGTGCCAGATTGATGTTTCCAATTATTAAAACGGATGTCAGACATTATATATTTTTCTACTATTTATGATGGTTTATCTGCAATCAACTTTGCTTTCCATGCATCTTTGACTGATGTAGTCCATACAGCATTGCATATTGCTTTGACTTCATCCGCAATATCTGTTGTACCATCTGGTTCTTTTGTTAATGGATTATCAACAAGATTATCTGATGCATCTAAAGTGCCTGGATCAAGAACAAATCTATTAAAAGATCTTGTGAGTTCTACTCCATCTTTTTTGATGACTGTAGCTTTTCGGACCTGTACTGCTTTGTACTGTCCAACGACTTCTATTTTATCGTATTCTATTGATTCTGCAAGTGCCATTAGGGAAATCCTCCGAATTAAACTGGTTTAGGCATAATTATTTATGATGGGTTATGCGTCTGTCATATAAGTAATATTATATTCAACTATAAAAGCTTTATTATGAAAAGTTTTATTTGTAGCGTATGATATTAAAGCACCAGAGGCATCATGAGTAGCTCTGCTTATCCAGAATGAAAGATTTGAGCCACTCATACCTACAGCAATCTGACCTTGATTATAATTGTATACATTATTATTAGTTCCATACCAGTCAGTAGTCTGCCAAGTAACTGACCCGTAAGCGTGTCTGTAACCTGATCCATTAGGTGCAAAAGGAACTCCTGATATTTTTAATATATCGGTTTGCGAAGTAAATAAAGGTTTTGTACCCCCACCTTGTAATAATCCAGCAAGATTAACTAATCTTCCAATTTTTGTATATTTTCCTTGTGCTGCTGCATAAGCTGGAGTGTTAGACAAACCAACAAGATTTGGACCCCAATTTCCTTCTTCATAGTCGTCAAGAGCGTTGGCTGCTGCGGTGTCTCCGTTAAATGATATTCCTCCACCAGATTGAAACCTTACTTCCTCAGTATTATTGACTCCAAAAATTATTGGAGCATTTCCACTTTGCCAAACTTGTGCTGCGTTTGCTCCTCCTATCGCACCACTACTTGTTCCTAATTTATTAATTGAGAAATAACCACCACTTCCACTAGATTGCTGTAGTTTTACTGTTGCAAAAGATGTATTTGTTGAGTTTTGAACCAGCACAGTTGGTATTGCTGGTTTAGATACATTGAGATTCCCTGCACCTACTGCTAAATCACTACCATCAAAAGTTAAATTAGATTCACCATTTAAGTTAACACCACTTCCACCAGTTATAACTCTGTTGTCTGCATTGTTTGCTATGGTTGCTTGTGCTGGTAATGAAGTTAAGTTTGCACCACTAATTGCTGGAAGTGTACCAGTTAATTGTCCAGCAGGTATACTGGTTAAGTTTGCACCACTACCAGTTACAGCACCAGTTACATTACCAGTTACATTACCACTAAAACTATTTGCAGTAACAATACCAGAAACAATCGCACCAGTATCTGAGAAGGTTACTGTTGATAACCCACTTCGGTTTATTATTTTATTTACTCTAATTTCTGATGCCATTATCCTTTTATTTCCATTACTGTGATGTTAGAGATATATCTACCTCTCTTATTAGTATCACTATCACTATTAGATCTATTCAAATGAATATATTGCTGACTGCCAGCATTATGATAAAAAGCATAATGAAACTTATGCTCGTTTGTATCTGCACATGAGATGTAAACGTGAATAGGTATGGTAAAAACTCCCTCAGTATTTCCACTATCACCACCAGAAAGAGATCGTCTTCTACTACTAGCTGCATCTCCAAGAGCTCCAGCTGTGGTAACAGCAGAATTATTATCATACAACATTGAATTAACAGCTAATCCATTTGAACCAATAACAACCTGCCCTGTTATTAAAAAGAAATTTGAAGCACTAGAAGCAGTGATAGTAACTCTCAATAAATCATTATTAAAACTCCAAATAGCACCAGAATTAGTATTATCACTATATGCCGATGTTAATGTAGTATTTTTAACTTGAACAATACCACCAGTAGGGACAGGTATATTTGTTAAGTTTGCACCACTACCACTGAATGAAGTTGCAGTACATACACCAGCAAATTGTGCGTGACCTTGATGAGATATTGTTGCACCAATACCAGTCGTTCCAGTCAGAGGTCCCACGGTCAATCCAGTGGTAAGACCGACACGATCTCCACCATTCTCTCCAACTATACTTGTAACTCTAATTTCTGACATACTTTATTTATAATTCTGCACTAAAATTTAAAGTTGTAGGATCAGATTTCATAATCATACCACCACCAGAATTATTTTGCATATTACTCGTGCTTGCCATTTCTAAACAAACTGAGGATATACCACCAGTATTTAGTATGTAAGCAGAAGTTCCATTAGCAATTGTCATACTTGATGCAGCGAAAGTAGCACTGTCATTATTAGCATCAAACATTAAATTACCAGATCCAGTATAAGTGGGGTTAGTCCTCATCGGCACTGGGAAATAAATTGCAAATCTAGCAGTAGAGGTACTATTTGCAAACGCAGCAATTCCCATAAAAGCATTAGTATTTCCTTTTATATTAAAGAAATAACGTTGACAATCACTTAATTGCTCTCTAAAATTTTTATGCTCGAACGGGGTCGCTACGGGACCAACTTCTAATTGAACTCCTGTGAGATACCAATAATTATTGGCATTGTCCCATAAGTTGACTTGGTTAGTAGATGCTCTATAACTGCCACCACTTGTCCAACTTGAAGTAGGAGAGACTGACACATCACTATTAGCACATAAGAACCAATCTACATACAAACCTACAGTATTGTCATTAGGAATAGCATCTGCTGTATTACCAACTATTGTTATTGTTTTCTTTTCCCAAGTATCTGCTGAACTTATTGTGTAGTCAAATAAAACGTATTTTCCTTCTTGTATTACTTGAACAGAATATGTACCAGTTTTGTTTGAATATACCCAAAAAGATAAAGTCATTGTTTTAGCACTACTCGTGCCATATCTAAGATGCTGTAAATTTTGTCCTTCTATACGTTGTCCAATATTAGCACGTTGACCAGAACTCGGTGTTTCTGTATTTCCTATATCAACTTTTAAACTTTTAGTAAATCCTTCACTACTCGGTGCTGTCGTTGAATGGTAAATTTTAGCACTATCAGTATCAAAACTACCACCAAGAGATAATTTCCATCTATCTAAAGTATAAATCGAAGAAGTAACAGGATTAAAATAACCTAAAGTGCCTGTTTGTACCCTTTGATTAACTTGCATCGCTCCATTTATTATAACATTGCGATGAGAAAGTTGTCCTTGTGTTGGTACAAAAGAAGTCGCAGTAACAATACCAGACATATTAATGCCCTTTGTAAAGTTAACGGGACTGTTCCCATTCTCTCCTAATACATTTGTGACTCTTATTTCTGACATTTAATTATAATGGTTTTGGATTATCACTCTTTACCTTGGCGATTGCATCTTTCCAAGTTGTAGTGCCATTGACAGCATCCCAATATTGCATATCTAATTGTTCTGCCAAGCTAGGGAAAGCATCTCGTCTTTTTGATTTGTAACTATCATTTTCTAAATCCCACGCAGTTTGTAATGCAACGAGTCCTGATGTGCAGTCTGATTCTGATGGTTTTGAACCACCATCATGTACTATAAGATTTGAATAAATTTTATTTTTAGAATTACTCCATCCAAACCACTGTCCTGTTCTCACAGTAACAAGATAATCTTCTATATGATCTGGTCTACCATCTATTCTCATTATGTATCTCCTAATTTAACAAAGGTAAAAGAGTTTTCATTATATCCAGTATTGCCAAGAAACAATACAGAACTTCTATTTGTATAAGCTCGAAATTTTACTTTATGAGTAGATGTGCTTGTTACATCAAAAATAAAATTAGCAACTGCATTATTTATATTGTAATCTGCCGAAAAAGTGGCAAATCCATCAGCAGCAAGAGCATAACTACTATTATTTGTAGTAACTTGTATCTGTAGTTCAGCAAATCTATTATCTCCAGAATTTCTTTTAAAAGGCATACATGCCATAATTTGATAAATTCCAGTTGAAGGAAATGTAAATATTCCACTTGATTGGGTCATACCAGAACCAATTTGACCATGACTATTTGTATCGCCTCTTTCCCAATTTGAAGTAAAGTCCGTTATTCCATCTGAGGTCATAGTTCCACCAGAAGTTATTCTCCATTGGTCTGCCATCGAAAGACCAGATGATAAACCAGTTAAGTTTGCACCACTGATTGCTGGTAAAGTTCCAGTTAGATTTGCTGCAGGTAAAGTAGTTAAGTTTGCGCCACTACCACTAAAACTTGTTGCAGTAATAATACCAGAAGATACATTAATACCTTTGGCAAAATTAACAGCATCAAGTCCATTATCTGCTATTATATTGTTAACTCTAATCTCAGACATTTTAAATATTCTCCTCCACTATTTAGAACACCTCTAAAACATTCATAATGAATGTTGTTCCAGCAGACACATGGAATGTTGCACCAGTTGAAACTACAATTCGACTCAATCTTGTGAATGTTGTATTACCTGACATATTATCAGATTCAATCCTTACTGATTGACCTGCACCAACTGTAAATGATTCTGTTGTTTTGAATATCAGATTTTCAAGAGTACCTTGTGTACTACTCAGTGCTGTTGAAAATCCACTGACTCCAGTTAGATTTGCACCATCTCCACTGAATGATGTTGCAGTAACACTACCACTACTTACGTTTACATTACCACCAGTTACATTTATACCACTTCTTGCTGTTACAATACCGATTGAGTCTACGTTTGCAACGTCTTCATAGGTCAGTGTACCACCGATGCCAATGTCACCTGGTGTGGTTATGTCTCCTGTAATTCCGTTTAGTTGTATTCCCATCAGGTTTTTAGTTATTTATCTTATGATTGAATTGGAGCGCACTTAATAATACCCATCTCATTACCAGCTGAAAAGTAATTAATATTTATAACAACTCTTCTTGGATCATTTGTCAAAGATGTGCCAGTGTGTCTTTTATTACTATCGAAGATAACAATTCGATTTTCTACACTCTCCACAATTCCTTCATTTTCAAAAGAAGTGTAACCATCACAAGTATTTAAATAAAAAATAGCAGTCTTTGAATTTGGAAATCTTTGATCAACATGATATCCATGTTCAACGATACTCGGAGTTTTAGTTGTAAGATTTGCTTTAATTCTAATTATTGCAGCGACATTTAATTTATCTAAGAGAGGAGGCATACGTTCAAATAATCTACTTTCTGGCATTGCACCTCCGTGTATTCCATGAACAAATTGATAATTATCAAGGTCTGATACTCCTGTCCTTAATTCATCTCTTTCTACAACTTCACTCCATTCCCACTTACAATCAAATGAAAAAAATGCTTGTTGTATATTAATAAACGAATCATAATCTAAAAAATTATCAATAACTTGCATAAATTATAATTCAGATGTTGCTGTAAAATTTTCCCACCAATTATCGTCCTGACCTACAGTATAACTAAAATAATCTTTACCAATATATGAAGTTCCACCAGTTCTTCTAGCATTTCCACCAATCGTAGGTGTATCTCTCATTTGTGTTGGATAAAAGACGTTTACATAAGTTGAATTATTACCCCATCTACCTGCGTAAATATTACCATTTGATGTAAGAGGTTTGTAAAAATATCGTTGGCAACGTGCGAGTTCTTCTTTATAGCTGCGGTGCTCGAACGGAGTTGCCACAGGTCCAACTTCTAATTGAACTCCTGTGATTTGAAAAGATGCATTATTTGTTGTGTACCAAGTTGTAGCATAATCAGGCATTCTTGCAGCATTATCCAAATTACCCCAAGTATTAAGAGTTGCACCAGAAGATGTATAATCTGTGCCAAAAAATGGACTCCAAACAATTTCGAGTCCCATAGCTATTCTATTTGCTGCACTATCAGTGTCAAATTCTAGATTTGAATTACCAGGTATTTTTACAATTACTTTTTTCCAAGTTGCGAAAGCTAACGTACCTGTTTCAAAAGCGTAATGTTGTGCTGTACTTGAATCAGGTACTTTTAAATAACCATAAGTATTGAGATTAGCATTTACCCCCTGCTTTACCCAAAAAGATAAAGTTATAAAACTATTTGCATCAGTATAGTTCCAACCACATTGTGCCATTTCTTGTGCTTCAATTTTATGACTCATGTAAATATAATCTGCAGCACCAGCACCAGATGTTTGGTTTCCATTTGAAATACCCCAAGCTGTTCTAAATCCCTCTTTGTAAGGATGGGGACCAGTCATCGGTAGATGATATTGAGCTGGTGCAGATACACCAAATATAGTTTGTGTGGGGTTTGCATCTGTGCCTGTAAAATACATCGCAAATCTATCAACAGTTTGATAACCAGAAGATGTAGATGACGAACCCCTTTGATTTATTTTAAAATCTCCGTTGACAATGATGTTGCGATGAGAAAGTTGTCCTGTCGTTGGAACTAAAGCAGTTGCAGTTATAATGCCTGATGTATTTGCACTTCCATCAGTTCCTAAACCAGCACCAGTCATTTGTGATGCATCACCACGGAAACTTGTTGCAGTTATAATACCACTTGCATTGCCAATTTTTATATTGCTTCCTACATTTAAATCATTACCAACTAAATTTATTCCCAATCTTGCGGTTACTATACCAACTGAATCTATATTTGCTACGTCCTCATATGTTAATACACCACCAACTCCTAGATTTCCTGTGATAGTAGCACTTGCAGCATTTATTGTTCCACCAACAAATGTTGTCGCAGTTATAACACCAGAAGTTATATTATTTACAGTTACATCAGCAGCAGTTCCATCGGCACGAAAGATCGAAATATCACCACCATTTCCAGTGATACTTGAAACTCCTGATATACTATTTGGTCGAATTACTGTCATATCTTTATTTATTAAACCACCACAAAATTACCATCAACATTCAGAACACCATTGACTGATACAGGACCTGCCATCAAACCATTCATTGAAGTTCCAATATAATGATTACCATTGATTGCATTATCATATAGTATCATACCATTACTAATATAAAGTCCTCTTGCAGAATTACCAACACCTTGTAGATCAGCATCATCAGTGCTTGTTGTTCCAACACCAACGATTGCAGAAGAAGTTTGAATACCAGTGACTGATGTAGTGAATGCACTTGAACCTCCACCACCAGCAATGCTAATATCAATTACATTACCAGTTTGCTTAAATGTATTACCAGCACCAACAAAGTTTAATGTGCGAACTGTTCCAATCGCAACACTACCAGACTGAATACCAACTATTGGATCAGAATCTGTAATCGTTACATTACCTGATCTACCTAAGAATCCTGTGACACCACTTGTAGAAGCACCAGCAAATCCAATATGTCTTACGTGAATGACTGTGCCATTCGCAGGTGCAGATGCAAAGGTAAGTGAATTAGAACCTGTGCCTGATACTGTATAAGATCTTGTATTCTGTGAATCAGATGGATACTGCATCACACCATCTAATGCAACTAATATATTATCATTATTAACGACTGCTCTTGATAAAGTAAATGTAGTTGTGCTTCCATCAGCAGTAAATGTATCTACCTTATTATCTGAGATGTCAAATGTTGGAAAATTATTTGCTACAAGATTTCCAAATATAACATCAGTTGAAGATGGTGCTGCTGCGAATACAATTATAGAACCATTTGAATCTATACCATATCCATTTGCAGGTGATGTAGAATCGTGTGGTCTTTGGATGACACCATTATGTGATAAGAACAACTGTGCTGCTCTTGTCATCTGTGCTTTTGTGCCACTATCATATGTTGCAACAAACTTTGTATTGACACTATCAAATGCAACACTTAATGTATGTGCTGCTCCAGTTCCAGTTCCCGTAATATTAATTTTGTTTCCAGCAGCTGCATCAGATGCATTTGCTGCTAATTGAATTGTATTATGATCTACTTTAATTGTAAAATATACAGTCCCGTTTGAAAGACCTGTGATATTTCCTCCACCACCATTCGTATATGTGACTCTTGAACCTGTAAGGAAACGATGATTATTTAATGTAATTGTATCAGCAGACTGACTGACTACTGCTGCATTTGAACCATCAAATGTCGTTGTGAACGCAAGATCATCTAAGATCTTAAAACTATTATTCTCTCCAGTTGCGTTACGATTACCTAGATATGCCATATTATACCACCACTAAAACTGAACCTGTTGCAACATCAATTGTTGCTCCGACTGCAACACTGACCGTACCAATCAATAATCCATTCTTTCCAGAAGGAACATTAATACTACTACTAATATCATTATCAATTAGAAGTGCACCATCAGTAATTGCAATGTTACCTAATGATTGTAATGCACCTTCGGAGTTTGCTGTACCAACTGCTGATGCTGTACCAACACCAACAACTTTACTTGTGGCAACACCGACTGCATCAGATGCCCAAGTACCAGCAGCACCAACACCACCTCCTCCTCCTTGGAAGAATACTGTTGCAATACCAACATCTGCGTTAAAAAATCCTGTAGTAACACCAGGACCTGCAAAGTTGATTTGAGTAACTGCTGTACCAACAGTGACTGATGAAGTGTTGTTGTAATTAGATGTTGAAACACCTAACTTTGCACTATCATTTAATTGTGTTAATCCAACAGAACCATCAGCTGGAACTCCAATTCCTAATGCAAGACCAAGAACAATAATAAAAGCATCATCAGATGCACCAGGTGCAGTCGCAAATGTTATTTCATTATTATTAATCTGATATGCAGAGTCTGCTTCTTGGATT